CATGGCGTCGTGACTACTTTCCTAACTATAAATTTAAGCGGAGGGAAAACCGTGACGAGTCTTCAGCCGACTGGGATGAGATCTTTCGTATCATCAATCAGGTCAGAGATGAGATCCGCCAAAACTTTCCTTATAAAGTTATCCATATTGATGGTTGTGAAGCTGACGATATCATTGGTACACTTGCTTATGAGACTCAAGAGTTTGGTAAAAACGAACCAATGATGATTGTTTCTTCCGATAAAGATTTCGTTCAACTACATAAGTTCAGCAACGTTAAACAGTTTAGTCCAATGCAGAAGAAGGCAGTGGTGGAAAAGAATCCACGTCAGTACCTCTTTGAGCATATCCTCAAAGGAGACTCAGGAGATGGGGTACCTAATACCCTCAGCCCTGATAATACCTTTGTTGATGGTATACGTCAGTCGCCAGTGACTAAGAAAAAGATTGATGAATGGCTTAAAAATGCAGAAGATCTTGAATCCTTTATGGACGAGAATACTTATCGTAACTATGTTCGCAATAAGAACCTAATCGATCTGTCCTGCACACCAAGCCACTTAAAAGAAGCAATTATAAATACGTTTGAGGAAGATCCTGTTGGTATCAAAAGGAATGTCCTAAACTATCTTATAAAGAAACGTTGCAAAATGCTAATAGAATGCGTTGAGGAGTTTTACTAATATGGCAGTGAATAAATTGACTGGACAAACCGTCCATGAAATCCTAACAAAAGCGGGCGAAGCACCTACCCGCGTTGACAAGGTTGAGGTACTTCGTAAGTACAATACCCTTGCTCTTAGGGATGTTTTGAAGGGTGCTTATGATGATGAAGTTGAGTTCATTCTTCCTAAAGGTTCGCCACCATACTCGGCGGCCGATGAACAAAGACCTCCTTCTAGTCTTAACAAACAGACCAAAAAGTTTCGTTACTTTGTTAAGGGTGGCCCAGGTGAGAAGCTTGCGGCAGTAAAGGTAGAGATGATGTTCGTCAAGGTACTTGAGGCTATACATCCAAACGATGCAGAGCTCGTCATTAAAATGAAGGAAAAGGATCTCGCTGGTGCCTATAAGGGTATCACCAAAAAATTAGTCGCAGAGGCTTTTCCTGGCCTAATTGTTAAATGATGTAAAAATATAAATACCATTATGGTAAGAAATCTTTATCATTCATCCAAAAGCTCTAAGATCGTCTCACGGTCCTAGGGCTTTTTCACTTTTTAGATAAACCACAACGGAGGAACCTAACTATATCTCGGCAACGAACAATCACTAACAAACGGAGAGATGACGATATGTATGGATCTCAAATAGAAAGATTGAAGCGGGACTCTAAAGAGCTTAAACATTATATGTATAGAATGGAGAAATGTGGCAATTATCATATTCTACATAAACTGAAACTTAAATATGAGTACTTGAATAGCCGAATCGACGATATAGAACGGGAGCTACTAGCGGCATAAAATAACTATTTACATTACCCTCCTTTTGTGGTATAATAGTTATAACTTAATGCCACAGAGGAGGGTAACACATGAGGCAACTTGAACTGTTTCCATCATACGCGGTTATGATCGAAATCGATGAAGGCGACTGGCAATACGTCAGAGGCACTGGTGGCAGTTGGAACTCAACTGACCATGTAAGGATCTTTTGGTCCAAAGAAGAAGCTGATAAAGAAGCTGCTAGGTGGAATAATCCAGATGTTGTACTATATGATGCAGGAGTGATGAATGAACTTATTCATACTAAATGAGGATCCTGTCATAGCTGCACGAGAGCAGTGTGACAAGCATATCAATAAGATGGTTATTGAGTCAGCTCAAATGCTGTCAACAACTCATCGCATGCTTGATGGTACTATGTACTACGAGCTAAGCAAGAACAATCGTAGGGTCAAACGATATAAGTTAACTGACCTTCGTGAGCAGCAACTGTACAAGGCAGTTCATTTTAACCATCCTTGTACCGTCTGGACTCGTGAAAGTCTATACAACTATATATGGCACTACAAACATTTCATCGCCCTTTGCGACGAGTTCACGCATCGTTATGGTAAAGTACATATGACTGACACTAAGTTGCGTAAAGTACTGATGGCACCTCCGTTCCATATTCCTAATGTTGAGCGTACTCCTTTCAAGTTGGCAATGAAATCCAATCCTGAGTGCATGTTCCCTGAGGATCCAGTCAAGTCCTACCGTATGTACTACAAGACAAAGCAGTCTAGGTTCAAAATGGCTTGGACTAAACGTGATGTACCAGAGTGGTTCGCAGCATGACACAGCGTGAAGGTTATTATGACTACATGAAGCGTCGTAGCCGTGAGGAGGATGAAAAGCTGCGTATAGATAATAATACTGCTTATCCATATAAAGGATGGAGTCAAGACGCTATTGTCTCTGACTTGCGAAAACGAGCAGATCAATTGAGGAAAGACGTAGATGCCTACATATCGACTAAGAAACACTGACGACGACTCAGAGTTTGAGATCCTAACATCATGGGATAACCTTCAGGAGATTCTTAAGAAGAACCCGCATTTTCAATCAGTGATCACCGCCCCAAGAATAATAGGCGAGCGTGGTACTAATCTTAAGGTTGATGATGGCTTCAGAGAAACCATGTCAAAGATCAAAGATACATATAAAGTAAATAACATTAAGGATTATTAACCAGTGAAAAAATCCACAGGTTCACTTAAGTTAAGACTTGACGATATGGTTGAGTTCGAGGCTTTAACTAAAACTCAGCAGGATGTAATGAATGAGTATGAAGCAGGAAACAGTCTCGTCCTTGCAGGATCTGCAGGAACTGGTAAAACATTCTTGGCGATGTCCTTGGCTCTTGAAGATGCACTTGACAGAGATTGCCCACAGGACAAGGTCGTCATCGTTAGATCGATTGTACCAACCAGAGACATCGGGTTTCTTCCTGGAGACGAGGAAGAAAAGAAGGACGCGTACACTGGTCCATACCGCTCGATCTGTTCTGAACTATTTAATGAACCTGATGCATGGACTCGCCTCAAGTCGGCGGGAACCGTAGGGTTTATCTCTACCTCTTTTATTCGTGGTCTTACGATCAACGACACAATCATCATTGTTGATGAGATGCAAAACCTAACCTTTCATGAGTTGGACTCAGTGATAACTCGTGTTGGCCGCAACTGTAAATTTATCATGTGCGGAGATTACTATCAATCTGACTTTAACAAAGAAGGTGATAAGAATGGTATACTAAAGTTTTTGAGTATAGTCGAACAACTACGGAACTTTTCCGTATTTGAATTTGGCTGGGAAGATATTGTACGTTCTGACTTTGTTCGGGACTACATTATGACCAAGGAAATGCTGAAAATAAGAGAGTAAGTATCATGGCGAAGTTCAAGAGATTTGATCCTCGTAATAAGAATGCAAACAAACACAAAAGAATGTCCAAAAACGCTTTCGTAGCAAAGAAATTTATAGATGATGAAGAGACCAATGTTTATACACGAACAAATAGACCTAGGATACGAAGACCTAGAAGCGAAAACAACTTCCAGCGGGCGTAAGTATCAAACGCCAACAGGTAAGCAGTATCCGTCAGTAACGACGGTATTGTCAATCCTATCAGAGGAAGCAATTCAAAAGTGGAGAGCCAGAGTTGGCGCAGAGGAAGCGAATAAGATATCGCACCGAGCGGCAACTCGAGGTACTGCTGTACATGAGATCATTGAGAAGTATCTTGATAATGATCCACAGTTCAAGGAAGGGTATATGCCAAACATTATATCCGACTTCATGGACGTTAAACAGATCCTAGACGAAAGAGTCGGAACGATCTATGCTCAGGAGTGTCCACTCTACTCTGATTACCTTAAGATCGCTGGCAGAGTGGATTGCGTGGCAGAGTTCGATGGTAAACCATCCATCATCGATTTTAAGACATCTCGTAAAACTAAAAAGAAATCTTGGATTGAGAACTACTTCATCCAGGAATCCGCGTATGCCATTATGTGGGAAGAAAGAACTGGTATGCCAATCACTCAACTAGTGACAATCATATCCGTTGACAACGAGGACTCTCAGGTCTTTATCGAACATAGGGACAACTGGGACGCTAAATTATTGGAGACCATTGATGAGTACAAGAAGAGAAAAATCTTTGGCCGTTAGGGCTCATCAACAGATTGGAATTTGTTGTGAGACTCTTTGTGAAAAGGGCGTTGTGATTGACTACATCAAAGAGTTAGAGGATAAAGTCGATAAGCTTGAACGTGCAAACAAGCTATACGAAAAACTGCACAATAAGTTAATGCATGAAACACCTGAGAAGTCAGGTAGGTTTTTTATCTGTGGGGCATTAGGTAATACTGACGATTTTGGAGTTCCTGAACGCCTCATGATTTGCCCATCTTATGGATCTGACGGATTTTATGTATTTAAGAAAGAACGCGACTACGACGCACCAGGGTATTAATAGGTAAAGCAGTAAAAAAAATGTGAAAAAAAATGAAAAAAAATGAATTTTTTTCATATTTGCTATTTACATCTCCTTCGATATAGTGTATAATAGTACTATCAAATGGAAGGAGAATATATTATGAACTACGAAAATGCAGTACAAAATGTGCTAGATTACATGGTCAAGGACTACTCTCGGTGGTCAAGCGGTAAAGATATGCCGTTACCAACTTACGTAATTGAGTCAGGCCGCAACTACGATCGTATCGTACAAATCTGCGGTTACAACCAGAGCCGATCTTGCGCTGGTTTCATCTGTCGTAAAGACAACTCAAAGAAAGGTTTTAAGACCGGAGACTTACTTATGTCTGCTGGTTGGAACGGTCCTGCAACTAACTTCACTCGTGGAAACATCTTCGAGGATAATTGCATGGAACGCGTTCGTTGGACGGGGATATTATGAATATGTATAAAAAAGATAAATTAATTTTAGTTGATTGTGATGGAGTCTTGGTCGATTGGGCCTACTCCTTCGACTGTTGGATGGAGGCTCGTGGTTACGAGCTTACCGATGAACATCATTACGATGTAGCAAAAAGGTATGGTATACCAAGACATGTTACCAAATCACTGGTTCGTGACTTTAACGAATCTGCTGCGATTGGTTTCTTACCTCCTCTAAGAGATGCGGTATACTACATCAAGAAGCTGCATAAGGAACACGGGTTTGTGTTCCACTGCATTACGAGTCTAAGCCTAGACAAGTATGCAGGTAAGCTTCGTAAGCGTAACCTAGAAATGCTCTTTGGTGAAACTGTCTTTGACGAAGTAATCTGTTTGGATTGCGGAGCAGACAAGGAAAAGGCATTACGTAAGTATGCTGATACCGAGTGTTACTGGGTAGAGGATAAAGTCGAAAACGCTGAGGAAGGGCTTCTTCATGGTCTTGACTCAATCCTAGTTGCTCACGATCATAACGCTAACTATGAGGGAGAGATCCCAAGATACTGGAAGTGGAAACATATTTATGAACACATCACTAATTAAGTCAGGCCTTGTGGCCGCATTCGTTTTTGGCTGTGCACCTGCATATGCTGATACAGTTTACCTCACAGGTACGGTCGTAGACGTAGACCCTACCTATACACAGCAGCGAGTCCAAACGCCGTATCGTGCTTGTGAGGTAAACCAAGTACCAATCTATGGTCAAGGAAACATGAACCAAGACGGTGCCATCCTTGGTGGTATCATCGGAGGTATCCTTGGTAACCAAGTTGGGAAAGGATCTGGCAAGGAAGTTGCCACTGGAGTAGGAGCACTAACCGGAGCTATCATTGGCGGTAAAGGCAATCAAAAGATTATCGGTTACCAAAATGTTGAGCAGTGTAGTGTTCAGTACGAAACATCAATCAAGGACGTATTTGTATCGAACACAGTCACTGTTAGCTTAGGTGAAGAAACCTTAAAGTTTTACAGTAAAAGACAATACGAGGTAGGTCAAACCGCTCGTGTTAAAATCAATCGAACTCTAGATTAAAGGAATAAAAATGAGAGAGAAATTAGTAAAAGCCTTGAAGGCACACGCGCATGGCCACATCCAAAAACACGTGGCTAACGTTGAAATCTATCTTGAGAGAGCACAAGGTGTTGCTGAACATCCAGATGTAGTCGATTCAATAGAAAAAGAACTTACTGAAATCGCAGTATACGATGATCAACTATCAATGCTTGAGAAGTATTTCTAATGTATAGACCTCTTCCTAGCTGCGTAACTATTCGTAACTCAGATATTGAGGGTCTAGGATTATTTGCTATTGAAGAAATAAAAAAGGGCACTGAGATCGGCATGTCTCATTTCTACTGGGGTGAACAACTTTGCAGAACACCACTCGGTGCCTTTTATAACCATTCGACTGAACCAAACATTGAGAAGGTTCGTCGAGACAGCAGATACTTTATTACAGCCACAAGAGACATTGGTGCTGGTGAGGAACTTACATGCTTATATACTTTTTACAATGTTAACGGGAACTCATAGTTGTAGAACTAAGTGGTCCGTTAGTGAGCGGGACCAATACATTGATCTTGAGGATCTCCTTCCATTGATCAACTCAAGAGAACCAGTATTGGTCCCGCATATTGATATCGCATGGAAGTGCATGGACGATCCCGATATGAAAATACATGGAGGATACGGCCTACGATACAAACGAGCTGACATACATTGCCCAGGAATAATTGCTGACGGTGTAACTAATCCTTTTGGAAAAAGATATAGGATGGTTGACGGTAGCCATAGGATAACAAAAATAACGCAGGAAACCGATTGGACTCAGTCTTACTTTTACATTATCTCAAAGGACGAGTTCCATTCATACTTGAAAGACTACGATGGACATAATTGATAATTTTTTGGATAAGGATACCTTCATTAAATTTGCGGGTGGAGTTATGCAACTACCTTGGTTCTACTCACCAACCAAGACTACAACACTTGGTCACAGTGAGACTTGGAACCAACAGATGAGTCATAGTTTTTATTATAATGGCAAAGCCGAAAGTGAACATACTCATCTGCTTAAACCATTCAACGATTTCTTTATGCCAAATAAGTATCTTAGGGTAAAGGCTAATCTTACGATGCCAACAAGTAAGATACACGCATTTGATATGCATAACGACTGGGGCAATGATATGCCTTACAAAACCGCTATCTTTTACCTAAACAACAACGATGGTAAAACAGTCTTTGAGGCTAACGAAGAAATTGAGTCAATTGAGAATCGGTTAGTAATATTTGATGGCCGAATAACACATGCTGGAACAACCCATACGAATAAAAAGTTTCGTTGTGTTATTAATTTCAATTGGACTTAACTTAACTCGGTGTAGGTCAGTCTGGTAGACCGCTACGTTTGGGACGTAGATGTCGGAGGTTCAAATCCTTCCACCGAGACCAATTTATTAACTAGCGCCTGTAGCTCAGCTGGATAGAGCGTCGGTCTACGAAACCGAAGGTCATATGTTCGAATCATATCAGGCGCGCCAACTAGAAGGAGCGATATGTATCGAAGAAATGAAAGACGTCCAAGACGTAATTTTGAAAAGCCATCCAAGGGACTACAAGTAATAGTTAGGGATGGTGATGTAAACCAGGCCTTGAGGGTTTTCAAGAACAAGGTAAAGCGAGCTGGAATAATCCAGGAGTGTAAGCGCAGACAATATTACACAAAACCTGCAGAGCAAAGGCAAATAAATAAAAAGCGAGCCATCAAAAGGTGGCAGAAGTATCTTAAGAAGAGAGAACAAACTTATGGCTACTGATGATATATTTGACTTTGGTTTTACTGCTGTAGATGAACATGAGCTTGAGGCTGTCCAAAAGACAGCAGACAAAGCTAACGATACTGAAGATAAACTAAACAAACTTTATAACTCAATCCTCCCTTTGTTGAGTAACCTTAAGGCCAACCCTGAAAAGGACTACATCTATTGGCCAAACAGGACCGCAAAGGTTGAGGAGTTTGAGGACCGTCTTCGTAAAATCATGGAGTAACAATGGGCGTTAATGTGAATGGAACCGTTCTTCCCATAGAAGAACTACACTTGTCATTTTTGGTTAATAAGTTAAGAACCGAATATGGTTTCTTAAAGTCATCTCGAGGTAACGTACCATGTACTGAGGAAGGAAGAGTCATTCCTATGTACACTTATCCTTGTTACGAGTACCTAAGATCAATCGATTGGTCGGACGCATCAGTGTTTGAGTTTGGTGCAGGTTTTAGCACAGTTTGGTGGAATGAGACCGCAAAAAGTGTAGTCAGTGGAGTTGAGCATAACGAGGAATGGTTCAAAAGTATTAGTAGTTCGTTGCCTAACGCAAAGCTTACCCTAGAAACTGATAAGAATAAATATATTAATGCATGTAGCGGAATGTACGATGTTATTGTGGTCGATGGAGAACACAGGGCGGATTGTGCATCACATGCTATTGAGCATCTGAACGATGGTGGAATGATCATCCTGGATAATACTGACATATATGATACTGCTAAAAATATACTTGATGATGCAGATCTAATTCCTATGCACTTCCATGGATTCAAACCTATCCACGTTGAGACTGAAACTACTTCCTGCTATGTTAAGCGGGATTTTAATCGTAAACCAATATCCATCTTGCCGATGGGTGGAACCAAAAGGGAACTAATATAATGGCATTCAAACTATCTAATCGCTCACGTGGAAAACTTGAAGGAGTACATCCTGATATGGTTGCAGTCGTTGAGCGTGCAATTGAACTAACCAAGGTTGACTTCGGTGTAACCTATGGTGTACGTTCCGTCGAGGAACAAGAACGACTCGTAGCGAGCGGACGTTCACAAACCATGAAATCAAAACATCTTGTTCAGGACAGCGGATACTCACACGCAGTCGATGTAGTAGCATATGACGGCCCAGATGTTGTCTGGGAGATTAACGTCTATGATGATATCTGCGATGCGTTTAAGCAAGCAGCCAGTGAACTTGATGTTGCTGTCAAGTGGGGAGCAGCTTGGTCAGAAGGAGATATCCGTACATATGAAGGTACCGCCGAAGACGCAATGAACGCATACATCGATCTTCGTCGTTCACAGGGGCGGAGGCCTTTCATTGATGGACCACATTTCGAACTTATGTAAGGTATTAGTATTATGCCTGACCCTATCGTTTGCGAGTAAAGCTTACGCCGAACCATTCTTTATGCAAAATACTTTGACGTGTGATGATGTGGATAAAGTACTTAGTATTGTCAAGGACAAGCATAACGAAACACTAATATGGATGGGAGAGATTACGCCAGATATCTTTCAATCATTGTGGGTAAATCAGGAAAAGCAATCTTGGACCATTATTGTTGTAAATAAAGCTTTGAGTAAAGCGTGTCTTGTATCAAATGGTGTAGGATTCGCTGATTTTATGTCTCAGCTAGGAAAGCCTATATGATAACCAACATTCATCAGCAGCAGCAAATGCTTCAAGGCAACAGTGCTATGCCAATGAATGAAGGCGATAAGTCAGTGGAAGGCAATTCTAAAAATATGCCTTTCAATCCAAACACGTTCCCGAACTCAGAGAACGTAAGACCTCCTCAGAAGAAGGAGCCTTTACGTGTAGTGGAACCATCAACACGTACTGCAGTAGCTCTAAACATTGATGAAAAATATGAACGAGTGATTGACGCCTATCAGAAACTTGATAGGCAAACTGGTCATTATGTTGATTTTGTGGTTTCTTAAGATACGAGCTATTCGTATATGACTGGAGGATTGCCTGATCCTATGACTATCTGCTTTGGTATGCAATACGCCAAAGCTCTTTTTTCTTCAGGAACATTGTGCCAATAGTAATACCTACTATTAGCGTATCTTCTTGTTAACCTTGAAGCAAACCAATTACATCTATCTATAGAATAAAAATGCATAGGTTGTCTGTACTCTGGAGGTGTTGATCCACCAATGGTCAACACCAGCATAAACACCGTTGTCATCACAACTGCCCAGTCTTTCTAAGGTAACCTAGATATAACAGTCCACCTATCGCTCCTACAACAACTATACCTAAAAGTCCTAAAGCGATCCACTCAAAGAACTGCTGTTGTCTTTCTTTTTGAGCATAGATCGTTTCTTGCCTTTGCTTACGAATGTTTACCTCAGTACGTACCAACTCATCCCATGCACTAAGGCCACGAGTGTGTATGATAATTTGACGCAACTCCTCACGCATATCCTCGGCCTTCTTTTTGGCCATAAAGATTTGCATTGCTTCTTCCTCGACTGAACCAGCCTGGAATAACTTTTTGAACAATGGTGGCTTTTTATTGATTTCTTCTGCTTTTTTGATATCAGAAACGGCACCCATCCATTTACCAAGTGCACCGGCCATATCCTCGATGTCACGCCCTGCAGATACTGCAGACTTAACAGCATTGAATGCAGCAGATGCTGCGCCTAAAGCTGTGATTGGATCTATCATATTATTTCCTTATGATGATAGCTTATTAATAATATGATATTGAATGATTATGCTTTAAGACTCAATTCGCGCCTATACTGTTATTTATAAAAAAGCTATTTACAGATGCCTGTTTTTTTGATATAATAGTAGTTATAAATAAGGATTGAGATTGTTGAAGCAATCTGACGACGTACTGGACGCGGGGGCGGTACCCGCCGCCTCCACCATAAACACACTGAGGGCTCTATGATAGAAAAGTTCTTTTTAAGATTTAAGTGGTATCGGAATTTTGTTGAAAAACAAGAAAAGAAAAGAATTAAATATCTTGGACTTTAGTGTGCTTATGATGGGGGCGAACTAGGATCGACAGGCGGCATAGGTGAGTGGAGATCTCCGGAGGCGAACGCGTAATAGTCGCAAAACAACAACTGCAAACGATAATGCAGCACCTGAGTTCGCGTTAGCGGCATAACTCAGCGGGGTATGGGTTCCACCTTGTTACCAAACGGGCCCACTTTAATTCACTTACTTGAGGTATGGGAATGCAACATAAAATTAGCGAGTTCTGTGACGTCATAGACGTTATGTACGCCAAGGCTGTTCTGTTAAGGCGTGAGAAATATGAAAAGCCTAAGGAGTCGAGAGACGATAACTCGATAGAACTTCTTATAGACGACATTCAATCTTTAGCCTTACAAATTGCACATGACAGACAAAAACATCCAAAGAGAACGAGTTAAGTTTTGGCGTAAAAACATTCATGATGGTACCAATTGTATTAAGCACTATAAAGAAATCAATGGATGGGTAAAGCGTAGGAACATAACCACACTACTTGACTACGGCTGTGGTAAAGGTCTACAGTACAAAGAAAAATTTGATAAACTAATAGGAGTTCCTCGTGAGGATATTGATCTATATGATATTGGGAGCGTTAGCCACGGTAAACTGCCAATGGCTATATACGAAGGCATCATTGCTATCGACGTATTTAACTACATCGGTGAGCAATTTCTTGAGCATGATATGATTGAACTCTTCCGCAGGGGTGGATCGTTATTCGTAACGATTCCTCTTGACAGTAGAGACCCACACTCAGTAACCAATCGGTCTATCTCTTGGTGGGACGATATGTTTATGTCTTTTCCAAACTATGCTGAGGTAACATATTACAGCAAAAAGAAAATAACAAAGAGGATATTTGATGACGGCGCACGTATTGGGTAACGGACCATCCATCTCTTTGTTTAAGAGGGACGAATGGCCAGAGACGGATATCTTTATTGGATGTAACTTTTCTGATGAAGAAAACCTTCGCCCTGACTATACCGTCATGGTTGACATTAGACCAATGCGTAAGTTCTACGAGGGATATAAGGTTGGCGTACCTATGGTTATATCGGATCGTTCTGAAAAGTTCATTCTTGATAAGAAGGGATG